TATTCTCCAATCATAATGGCTAATCCGAATGTACCGATTGAACCAGTGTTCGATGCCGGAATATCGATCGCGGTGCCGATACTGCAGAAGAGCGCGGTGCTCACGGCCGACTTACCGCCCTGGAAATTGTCTCAGACGGCGAGTGCGTAATGGCTGCGCCGGCATCGTATTCAGTTCGTTCGCCGCAATGGATACTCAGTTATTTGGGCGTGAATATTACCGCCGAAGTATCGCAAATGGTTCTTGCGATCAGATATGTCGATCAACTCGGTGGCGCTTCAGGCGAACTTGAAGTGGATCTCGAAGATTCCACGAAGCTGTGGCAAGGCCCCTGGTATCCGACGCTCGGCGACATGGTCAGTCTGCAAATTGGCTATAGCGGCGAGGCCCTGCTGGATTGCGGCGAATTTCAGATCGACGAACTGGAATTGGATGGTCCGCCCGACGTGATGAGACTGCGCTGCCTTGCCGCATATATCACACCGGCGATGCGCACAGCGAATACCGTGGCATACGAGAACATGGGGATCGTGGAAATAGCGGCGTTAATCGCGGCGAAGTACGGGCTGGTAATGGTGACGGCGTCATCCGAGTCCGAGGGCGATGTCGTGTTTGCCCGCGTCACTCAACGGCGCCAGACGGATTTGGAGTTTCTGAAACGGCTGGCGAGAGAGCACAACTTCGATTTCACAGTGCGTGGAGGGCAGTTGGTCTTTTACGAGCGGTCGATGCTCGAGTCCGTACCTGCAGTAATCGCGATTACACGATCAGATACGGTTCGATTCTCATTTCGGAACCGGACGCGCCGAATCTACGATGGTGCGGAATTCTCGTACTTCGATCCTGACACGAAACAATTGCTTACTCAGTCGGTGTCTGCGCCTTCGCCGACAGGAGATACGCTCAAGATAGTCGCGCGCTGTGAAAACGCGCAGCAAGCGCTGGTGAAGGCCGAAGCCGCGCTTCATCTGCATAACAGGGTGTTCGTGGACGCATCGATTGAGGGACCGGGGAGCACGGTGCTGGTGGCGGGAAACAATGTACAGCTCAGCGGATGGGGCGCGCTGGACGGAACATATCTGATCGAGACGGCGCAGCATCAGTTGGCGCGAGCGAGAGGATACTCAACGTCAATTTCAGCACGGCGGATAAACGCATGAACGACATAATCGAATACAGTGAGCGATTTGCCGCGCTGAATCCCACTTTTCGGGTCGGGATCGTGCAGCAGCAGGACACGGCGCGCGCAAAGGTGCGCGTGGTGTTTCCGGATTACGACAAAGTGATCAGCTGGTGGTTGCCAATTGTGTTTCCCAAGACGCAGAACGACAAGGCGTACTGGATTCCGGACATCGGGGAACAGGTCGTATGCCTGATGGATCTGCGCGATGAGGCCGGCGCGGTGCTGGGCGCGATTTATTCAGACGCAGACCTGGCGCCGGTGAATAGCGCCAACAAGTTTCATCTCGCGTTCCAGGATGGTACCAGCATCGATTACGATCGCGCCGCGCACCTCCTCGATCTTCTTTTCCAGGATACCACGCAAATCACCTACAACGCCCAGGCGCATCTGCTCGATCTGAAGTTTCAGGACCAGGGCGAGATCAAATACGACGGCACCGAGCACATTCTGACGGTGAGCCTCCCCCAAGGTGCGGCGTTCAATGTTACGGCGAACGGCGCGCAGATTCAGATCGACTCGAGCGGCAACGTCATCATCAGGGCGGCCGGACAGGTGCAGCTCGGAACCGGGCTGTTGGCTGGTGTCGCGCGGCTTGGCGATACAGTTCAAGTCGGCGAGATGACGGGAACGATCGTGACGGCGAGCACCGACGTGTTGGCGGGATGACGATGCCGGCGGATGCAGTCACACTGGCGGATATCACGTCGGCTGACTGGTCGCTGGCTCTAAGAGCTATCGGCCAGGTGGTGCAAGGAATTGCCGACGTCGAGCAATGCCTGGGGATTATCGTAACGACACCACGAGGAAGCGATCCGCTGCGGCCGACTTTTGGCGCCGATATCTGGCGCTACATCGATTTTCCGATCAGTTTGGCGTTGCCTGCGATCGTCAGCGAACTGACATTGGCGATCACGACCTGGGAGCCGCGGGTAAAGCTTGTTTCGGTGACGGCGCAACCCGTGCTTGACGGAAGCGCGCAGTCCGGCGCGCATCTCGATGTGACGCTCAACTGGCAGCTAAAGCTGGGCGCCACCGCGGCTCCAGTTCAGACCACGACCGTGACAGTCCCGGGAGCGACGGTCTAGTGCGGGCCGCGCCGACGGCGATGAAAGGATGAGTTGATGAGTGCAGGAGTTCCATCGCTGCCGCCGCCGGTGTTCGTCGACGATCCGGACGGGCTCGATCCAAGCCTGATCCTTGCGGACATGATTGCCGAGTTCGAGGCAGCCGCGAACCGAACGCTTTACCCGGCGCAGGTCGAGCGCCTGTTGATCAATCTGTATGCGTACCGCGAATCGCTGGTGCGCAACGCGATCCAGTATGCGGCCCAACAGAATCTGCTCGCCTTCGCGTCGTTCCCGATGCTCGATTATCTCGGTCAACTGCTAAGCGTCACTCGACTGGCGTCGCAGCCCGCGGTGACGACGCTCCAATTCACGCTGGCCAACGCGCTGACGGTGCCGTTCACGATTGCCGCAGGAACGCTGGCCGGCACCTACGACGGACAGTTTGTCTTCGCGACCAGTGCGACGATCAGCATTGCGGCCGGCGCCACGATCGCCAGTGTTGCTGCCACAGCGACAACTCCAGGAGCGGCTGCGAATGGATACCTGGCGGGGCAGCTCAACGTCCAGCTCAATCCGAATACCTTGATCGCGAGCGTGACCAATACGAGCACGACCACGGGTGGATCCGCCCCGGAAACGGATGATCATCTGCGCACGCGCATTCAGGCTGCGCCCAATCAGTTCAGCGTCGCGGGTCCGATCGGAGCATACCGATTTTTTGCGATCGGCGCCGATCCGTCGATCATCGACGCGCAAATTATCAGTCCAGCGCCCGGATCGGTGAACGCATACGTGCTGACCGGACCGATTACAGTGCAGCCGGCGGTGGCGCCAAACAGTGCTGGAGTCGCGAACTCCGCGCTGCTTGCGAAAGTGGCCGCGGTGCTGAATGCCGACACTGTGCGTCCGCTTACCGACACCGTCAACGCGCTCGCGGTGACGGAGGTGGACTACCAGATCACCGCGACCGTGACGCTTTACTCGGATGCGGATCCGACCACGACCATCGCCGCGGTGACCACCGCCGTGCAGGAGCTCGCGCTCGCGCTCGCCGCCGAGATTCAGCGCGACATCGTGCCGAGCCAGATAATTGCGGCGCTGTCGGTCGCCGGTGTCTATGGCGTGACGCTCACGGCGCCGGTGCTGACCACGCTTACGGCCGGGCAGTGGGCGAACTGTACGATGATCTCGCTGACGACGGCGTTCAGCATGGAGCACAGCTGATGCCCGAGCTTTCGGCCGCGCCGTCGATCAACGATACGCGCACGCAGGCGTTGCTGGTGCTGATCGCGCGGCTCGCGGCGCTCGATCTTACGACGCTGCTGGTTTATCGAATCGACTCGGTGGTGGAAACCGCGTTGCCGTTTCTGGCGTGGCAATTCGACATCTTGTCTCCGCTGTGGCAATTAATCGCGCCGGTGTCGCTCGGGGTCGATGCGCTTACGAGCATCGATTTGCTGACCGACGTGGACAATCTGATCGAATCCGGCGCCCTGGTTTCGGAGCAGCCGCTGACGGAGGCGGCAGAGCGCGAACTGCTCATGAGCGCCATTCCCTTGCATCGGTTTTGCGGTACGCCGTGGGCGATCAAGCAGGCGCTCGCGTCGTTGGGTTGGACGCAGGTCACTCTGCTCGAAGGACAGTCGAGCTGGGGCGGCGATGCGTATCCGTCGAGCCAGGGATGGGCGGTGTTCCGTGTCATGATCAATCTCGTGGCCGGGCAGGGTGTCCCAAGCGGCGCGGTATCCACGGCAGCAGCAGCGGTTAATTTCTTCAAACCGGCGCGCGCGTGGATGGACTCGATATGGTTTGTGGCGCCGGCCATTTCCGACGCGGGACCGGCGCCGTCAGACAATTTGACGCTCGGCGGAATTGCCCAGTACCAGCTCGACGCGGCGCCCGCGCCCAATGACGACGCGCTGGCTTTTGCGATCGGGACGGCGCCGCTCACCGATGCGTACGGTCCGATTGTCCCCACTTACAATGCTCACTATCTGCACAGCGGGATTACTTACGGCGCCAACGAACCCGCGGTTGCAGATTCGGCGCTGATCGTCAACGGCGCAGCCGTTTTGCAAGGAGGTTGAAATGAGAAGGCCGATTGGAATCGTGCGAATCCGTCTTGTCCAGCAAGAGCGTATCGTGTGGAAATACGAGGGTCGCAATCTATTCGTGAACGCCGGGCTGCCTGCCCTTGCGGCGCTGCTCGGAGGCGATACCACCGGCGAATTCGCGGCTGCGGTGGGATTCGGCTCGGGATCTAACGCACCGACGCTGAGCGACAGCGCGCTGACCGGCCCCGCATATTACAAAGCGCTCGACAGTCACAGCGAGGACGGCAACGGCAGCGTGACCTTCAACTGGTCGCTGACGACGGCCGACACTGGCGCCGATGGGATCACCATTCAGGAGCTGGCGATATTCGCCAATCACGCCAGCGCGGGACTGCCCGGAACGACCGCGCCGACTCCGATGCTCGCGCGCAAGACGATAGCACCGATAGTCTTCGGCGCGGGAATGAGTATCAGCGGTACGTGGACGCTTACCTTCTGAGGTAGTCAATGGCTACACTAATCGACGCAGCCGAGTTCACCTCCAATGAGGTGTATCAAATTCAAGCAACCGATCCGGTCGAAGGCGCTGCCAGCGGCGCGAGTTTCAGCGGGACGGGTATCTCCAATCAGCCACATCAGCAACTGGCTAATCGCACCGCGTTTCTGAAACAACGCCAGGACGTAAATGTCTCGAATATCGGCGTGTTGCAGGCGTTCCAGGCGCTGTTTACCGGGCTGATGGCGCCCAACGGCTACCTGAAAATCGGGGTGCAGGACATCAACAAGGGTCTCATGCAGTACGTCGTTCAGTGGGGGCTCGTGAATTGGGGCACGCCACAGAGCGAAGGGCTTTACGGGCCATACAGTTTCCCGATCGCTTTCCCCAACGCCTGCGAGGTTGTCATACCGGTAACACTTACGCCTGAGAAACCCGGGAGCGCGAGTGCCGGCGATAACGTGGTGATGGTCAGCGCCAGCTACCCGCCGAACACCTCGCAATTCTGGGTCTGGAACAATCAGAGTGCGGGCACTAATGCCACCCAGGGCTTTATCTACCTGGCGATCGGGTTCTAGCCGCCCGTTGGCACAGGTGGCCAGTAAAACGGAACAATGAAGATGAACCTTAAAATACTGCGTTGGTGTAGCAACGGCCGCACGCGACAACGGAGCGTGGCCTTAATACTGCGCACCGTCGCAACGGTTTTAATACTACGCGCCGCCGCAGCGGCGCAGAATCTGCCACCGCCCGGAGCTTATCAGCCGATCCCCAACTTCACGGGTGTCGGCGCGGGGTTGCAGTTCCGCGAGGCGATCAACGATCGATTTTCAGGTGCTCAGCCGATCGCGCCTTCGATAGCCAGTACCGCCTTAGCCAATCTGCCGCCCGAGCAGGACGGGATGCTGTTGTTCTGCAATAACTGCAGGAGCGCGACGCCGTGCGTCAGCGGCGGGGGCGGTGCGTGGGCTCTTGGTACTCGAGGACAATGGGCATGCGCGAGCGCGGCGCTGGAAGCGAACCTCAACGCGAATGGCAACAAGGTGTCGAGCCTCGCCGGCGCGACCGTCAATGGAGACGCGCTCGCGTTCGGACAGACTGGAGCGCAGCTCAACACGCTGTCGGGCTCGAAGCTGAACGGTACCGACACAATCACCAATGTCAGCCTCAACGGCGTGCTGAACGCGCAGGACTTCGGCGCGGTATGCTCGGACACCACGGAGTCGGCGACGACGACCGCGAGCAACGCGACCGTCACGGTCGGCACGATCGGCGACTTCAAGGTCGGGCAGTACGTAAAACTCGACGCCGCAGGCGCGTCAAACACGATTGCGACGCCGACGATCACGAGCGTCGCGGATGACGGCTATGGCGGTCCGCCCTCCAACCCTTTACCCAACGTCCCGATCCTCGACATTCCGGCGCTCGGCACCACCACGACGCCCAACGGCAACTGCACCGTGGACGCGGGCACGGCGAACAACTCGAACACGAGCTGCTCGAGCACCTATGGCTACAGCGTGCAGAATGTGGGTCAGACCGGAATTGGCGCGGGCCTGAACGGGATGCGCTCGGCGGCCAGCTCGACGGTGTACATCACCACCGCGCCTGCGAGTCCTTCGATCGGGAACGCGGTCATCGTCACTTATTCGACCGATGCGAACACCACCGGCACGATCATCCGGCGATGCACGGGCGCAAGCTGTACGCCGACCAGCATCTACGCGATCACGTCGATCGTTCCGCGACTCATGTTCGGCGGCACCACCAGCGTCTCATACCGTGACAATGGCTTTCCCTTCGGCATCGACGAAGAAGCGAGCACGAGCGCTGTAGCGGCAGACCTCGACGCGCAAATCACGGCGATTTCCGGCAGTTCGGTAACTCTCTCTGTGGCTCCATCACGGTCAATCACCACGACGATGCGCCACGACAACGCGCCCGCGCTGCAACAGGCGGTCAATGCGTCTGTGCTCGCAGGTATCACCGGCTCGAAGGTGCAACTGCCGGCGTGTGCGACCCACTATGATATGTCGCAGGCGGTCAGCTTCTGGCAGCTATCGCAGACTGGAATCAGCGGGCCGGGGAGCAACTTCAACGGCTCCATAAATGC